CGTTAAACGGCAAATTCGGGCGTGCGTCTCGCATCATGTGGCCGGCGTACGAGCGCAACGCGACACAGGTTGAGCGAGATTTGGCGGGCGTCGTTGACGTGATCACGCGTGAGGCGAACGCAAGGTTGGTGCGGTAATGGCCGTATCAATCCCAATTATTACAGAATTTGACGGCAAAGGCATTGGGCGTGCCGTTGAGGAATTTAAGCAGCTTGAGGGTGCAGGCGCCAAAGCACAATTCGCGCTGAAAAAAGCGGTGGTGCCGGCCACGGCGGCAATTGCGGGGTTGGCGGCCGGGTTGGGTGCGGCAACGAAAGCGGCGATTGAGGATCAGGCCGCGCAAGAGGCGTTGGCGGGCGTGTTGCGACGTTCGGCGTTGGCGACTGACGAAGAGGTTGCGGCGACAGAGGCGTTTATTTCGGCGCAATCCCGGTTGACGGCGACCGCCGACGACGAATTGAGGCCGGCGTTGCAGTCGTTGGCGGTGGCCACCGGATCGGTGCAGCAGGCGCAAGATTTGCTGAAAGTGTCGCAAGATTTGGCGGCGATCAGCGGCGCCGATTTGGCGACGGTGACCGACGCGATGAGCAAAGCGGCAAACGGCAACATGAAAGCGTTGCGAGCGCTAGACCCGTCGTTGACGGCGCTGATCAAAGAGGGTGCATCGTTTGACGACGTGTTGGTGGCGTTGACGTTGCATCAAGGCGCGGCCGCCGACGCCGCCAACACCACGCAAGGCAAAATGCGAAATTTGTCAATACAAATGGGCGAGGCCAAAGAAAGCATAGGTGCGGCGTTGCTGCCGGCCGTCACGTTGCTGATTGAGAAACTGATCCCATTGGCCGAATTTGCGCAACAAAACAGCAAACTGTTTTTGATTTTTGCGGGCGTGATCGGCGGCGTTGCGTTGGCGGTGTTGGCAGTCAACGCCGCCATGAAAGTTTACCAAGCCACGCTAATCGTGGTCAAAGCAGCTCAAGCCGCGTTTAATTTGGTCATGGCCGCAAACCCAATAGGCATTGTCATCGTGGCGTTGGCAGCGTTGGCCGCCGCGTTTGTGGTCGCATACCAAAACAGCGAGACATTTAGAAAATTTGTTGACGAATTGTTTGACGCAATCAAAACGGGTGTGGAATTCAGCGTTAAATTTCTCAAAAATTATTTGGACGAGATTTTTGATTTTTTTGGCGACGTATTCGGCCCACTAATTGACGGCATACAAACAGCGTTAAGTTTGATTGGGCGTTTGGCAGGCGCTATTCGTAGTTTGCCGTCATTGCCCAACATCGGCGGTGCAATCGGCGGTTTGGTAGGCAAATTGCCCGGTTTGGCGTCGGGCGGCATCGTCACGCGTCCCACGGTGGCGCTGATTGGCGAGCGCGGCCCTGAGGCCGTGATACCGCTAAACAAACCTAACGCAATGGGCAACACCACCGTAAACGTGTATTCTACGGTTGCCGACGCGACGTTGCCCGACGTGATCGTTAACGCGTTGCGGCAATACAACCGTCGCAACGGCGTGATTGACATTGCGGTGGCCTGATGCCCGGCGAGGTTGCATCAGCCGGCGACTACACCGTTGAGATTGACACGGGGTTTGACAGCCTTAGTTTTCGGTTGGACAGCGCAAGCCGTGGCGTACTCAATCAAGACGTGTTGGGGCCGGCGGCCACCGAATACGCCGACATAACCGAATACGTGTTGGGTGTGTTGTACCAACGCGGCCGTCGCACGCCGTACGATCAATTTGGTGCCGGCAAACTGACGTTTACGCTCAACGACACGTTGGCGGGCGGGTTGCTGAACCCGTACGACGAAAGCAGCATTTATTTTGACGCCGCCAACAATCAACCCGGTTTGGCGCCCATGCGTAAAATGCGCTTATTTCGTGAGGCCACACAGCTGTTTGACGGTTACGTGGAAATGTTTGACTACGAATACAACCTTGACCGGCAAAACATTATCAAGGTTGTTTGTGTTGACGGGTTTTGGCCGTTGAGCAACACGTTCATGGACGCGTTTAACCCGACGGCAGAAACGAGCGGCCAACGCATAACGACGGTGTTGGCGTTGCCAGAGGTAAATTACACGGGCGCCACAAGCATTGCGGCCGGCACCGTGGATTTAGGACATGCAGCAGCTTATGACGTTGACGCCGGCACCAACGTTTTGTCGTATTTGCAACAAATTAATGACACCGCCGAATTTGGGCGTTTGTTCATGTCGGCTAACGGCACATTGACGTTTGACAACCGCGTGGGTACGACGTTGAGCGGCCCGGTTGCGGTGTTCAGCGATCAGGGCACAGACATGAAATACATAAACGTGGGCATTGAGTTTGACGCCCGGCAAGTAGTAAACCGCTCAACCGTCACCGCGCTTGACGGCAGCACGGCCACCGACGCCGATGCCGGCAGCCAAGCCACCTATTTTGTGCAGGCCCGCGACATAAACGAAAGTTTGTTGCACGTCGCCGGGCAGATTACGGACGCGGCAGAGTATTTGTTGGCCCCGTACCCTGAACCGCGCCTAACGGCGTTGACGACCAATTTGGCGTTACTGACAGAGGCCCAACGCGACACAATAGCTGCCGTGGACATTGGCGACACCATAGAAATAACCGTGAACGTGCCCAATTACGGCACGATTACGAGTGAACTGACCGTAGAGGGCATAGACGGCAAAATACAATTGAGCGGTGGCCACACGCTGACTTTTTACACCGCCAACACCACCATTGTGTATTTGCTAATACTTAACGACGCGGTGCATGGTGTCATGGATAGCACCAACGTGTTGGGCTAAGGTAGGTGCCGTGACTACACCATTTCCGTTTGTGGCGGGGGCCGTGCTTGAGGCCGCGCAATTAAATGCAATTACCGAATTGCCAATTAACGATAAAACGGCGTCGTACACGTTGGCGGCCGGTGACGCCGGCGAATACGTAATTATGAATTCTGCAACCGCGACTACGATTACGGTCAATAACAGCATTTTTAGCGCTGGACAAATTGTTTACATTGTCAACAAAGGCAGCGCAAACACCGTACTTACGGCGGGTACGGGCGTCACCATTTCTACGTCGGCTTCGTTGACCGTCTCAGCCAACGGATCGGGCCGGTTGTTGGCGTTGTCGGCGTCCGCGTTTATCTACGAGGCGGGCGACAGAGCGTTGCAGACGAAACTTATCAGCACGACCAGAGACATGACCGCCGCGTCAGGCAACGTGTCGTACACGGGTGCCGGGTTTACGCCAACAGCCGCATGGGTCGTCAGCGCAATTGCGTTCGGCGTGGAATGCGTTGGGCACGCCGACAGCGCTCGGTCTGCAGGTGTGCGATACTCACTTCCGGGTGCGAATACCAACTACCCGTCGGGGGTGTTTTTTACATTGGAAACGGCGTCGGGCAACTTGCAATCGGCAACCATTGCGTCTTACGACAGCGACGGCCTGACGCTGACATGGACTAAAACCGCATCGCCAACAGGCACGGCGAGCATTTATTTTTTAGTAGCGAGGTAAATTGTGGACGAAATCGCAACGGTGCTGCACGCCCGCTACGGCGGTAAATCGTGGTGCTACAACCATTCAGGTTACGACGGTCTGCATTGGACGGACGCAACACCTAAACCCACGCTCAATGAATTAATAACGCAATACAACGATGTTGTGGCGGAACAGCGTGCGGCGCGTGCCGCGCATGATGCAGCGCGTGCATCGGGCATAGCAAAACTTGCCGCGCTTGGGCTTACTGAGACTGAAATTGCCGCATTGTTGTAAAAAATCATGGATAAAAACGCTCAATTACAAACCGCGGATCAGACGCTAAAAGGCGCCGTAATTGCGTTGGTGACGTACGTTGCGTACAAACAGGGTTGGGACATGACATTGATTGCGTTGTGCATACCGGTGGTAAGCGGCGTTTTGGCGGCCGTAAGCACGTTGTTTGGCAACCGCAAGACGGCGTGCATGTTCGTCAGCAAAGACGACAAACCAAAATAATGCCCGCATACAAAGTGCCGGGTTATTCGGTGGTGACCGGCCCGTTGCCCGGCACCACAGAATGGGTGCGGCAAGCCGTCAAATGGTCAAACGGCGCGTTGTGGGACAACGGCACGTACGCAATGCGCAATGTGCGCGGCACCGGCGACGCGACGACGCGCGGCGTGATTAGCAACCATGCACGAGGCGTCGCAATGGATTTGTCGTACCGCTACATACCGGCCCGCAAATTGGGTGTGTCAAACGGCCGTATCAAAGCGCTGAATTTCATGAACGTTGTACTTGACAATTGGGACGTGTTGGGCGTGCAATGCGTGTTGGACTATTTCCCCGCCGATCACGGGCGCGGGTGGCGCGTTGACCGCGTGGACACCATGCCGGCCAAAGCTCACAACCATCAAGCGTGGGTGCGGTACCAACGGCCCACAATCCACGGGGCACCGGGCGGCGATTGGCTGCACGTTGAGATTACGTTGGGTGTCGCCAACGACGCGGCCCGCGTCGCCAAAGCATTTGACGCGGTTTTCGGCAAATCCACCACCGCGCCACAGGCCGACGCTACGGTTGACGCACAACCCAAGAAAGGCGGCAAGCGACGTGCCGGAATTAGAACAGCAACCTAAACCCAACCTTGTGTTTTACGAGGTGTTGACGGGCACATTGGACAGCGGCATGCAAGTGTTGGTGCAAGTGTTCAGGCAGCCAGACGGCCGCATCAGTTTGGCCCAATTGGCGTTTCGCGCCGAAACGTGGCAGACGTGGGGGCCGCCAACCCGGTTGCAACACATGACGACGCAAGAGGTAGCAAAATGAGGCTCAACATCGTGCCGCCGTTGATAATCGGCGGTTTGTTCGTATTATCGCTGATGCTCAGCCCGTTGCCGTCGGCCACGCCCGCCGTCAGCCGGCTTGTGTATCGTTCCACGTTGGCACCATTGGCGCCTACAAGCCCCGTAGCGGCCCCAAATACCCCAACCACCGCTACGGCGACCCCAACCCCCGTTGACGGCTCTTGCGCGTCGTACGTGGGGTTGGGGTTGGGGTTGGGTTGGCCGTCAAGCGAGGCCGCACAATTGGCGGAAATTATGCGTAGTGAAAGCGGCTGCACTACTACCGCCGTCGGGGACGGCGGCCACAGCATCGGATTGCTGCAAATCCATTGCCCGACGTGGGTGCAGCCGTCAACCAATTGGCCGGCCGGGTGGACGGCGGCCCACGGCATGCCGTTGACGTGCGACCAGCTGCACGATCCGCGCACAAACCTTGCCGTTGGGCTGATGATTTGGCGCGGTTTGCCCGGTAGCGGCGGCGGTTGGCACAATTGGTCAACGTACACGCCATGACCGACGCATGGGTCATTTTGGCGTTGTTTGCGCTGGTTGCGGCGGTGTTGTGGTTTGGCACACGGCCATGAGCAACCTTATGGCAAGCGTGCATGGTGACGGCACGGTGTTGTGGGACGCGCTCAACGATTTGCACGACAACACGCCCGACATACACACCGCGCATTTGACGTTTGCGGCAATGGTGCGAATACGAGTGCTTGAGCAGCGCATAGAGGAACTAAAAGCTGAGGTGGCACGGCTTGAGGCGGTGGCGCGTGTCGGCTACTGACCATTTGCGGCACGTCACAATTCAGTTAAACGACGAAAGCCGGCAAGCGGTGCATAAAGCAACCGTTTTGTGGGATCAGCAGTACGCAAACGACGGCAAACGTTGGCACAACCTTGTGCCAATACCGGGCGTACGGCGCGAGATTGACGCGACGACGGCATGGTGGAACAAACATTTGGCGGCATCGGCTGAGTGCGCTGCACACGTGTTGTTAGGCATTATGTTTAACCCCAACAAATACCGAAACTACGCCGGGTACATGGCCGACGTTGGCGGCGTCGTTGAGGTGCGGGCAAGACGGCCGAGCCAATACGGTTCGCCCATGATTGTTGCACAATCAGAAATTGAGCTGAAACCCGACATGCCGCATTTGTTGGCCTACGTCACGAGTTTGCCGGGCCAAAAACACGCGCAAGTTACGTTCATGGGTTGGGGCTACAACCGCGACATTGCCGGCA